GTAACAGTTTCGTCAAGGCTGAATGAAGCGTTGGCGTCTGTAACTGTGTAACGATATGTCTGGCGATAGTTTGTCGCAAGACCACGGGTTGTTGTACCAAACTCATATGGGTCACGAATCAAACCGATCTTACGGAAGTCGTTAGCAGTAGAGATTGTGTTTGCTTCAGTACCATCCAAGCGGACATTGATCATGATGAACTTACCACCAAGTTCTTCGATAGCATTTGAACCATGACCACCTTTTGGAGGTAGAATTGCTCTAGCGGCCGCACCTGAGCCACCGCCACCTGAGAAGGAAACTGTAGCAAAGGTATAGCCTGAACCTGCGTTAGTAATTGTAACTGAAGTGACTGCATCACCTGTGATGTTTGCAGTAGCAGTAGCACCTGTTCCGTCACCGTCAATAGCAACTGAAGGTGCTGAACCGTATGAAGAACCACCTGAAGTTACGAGAACTGTGTCAAGACCACCATCAACTGCGGCGCCTGCAACGGTGTTGTCTGTACGAACGGACATGTAGTCGTTTGTCAAGAACTTCAAAGCGTCTGAAGTTGAAATTGTGTACATGTATTTCCACTTGTAGCCGTCAGCAAGTGTAGCGGCAGAAGTAGAAGTACCAGTTGGCTTGATTGTTGAAGTCAAACCACCGTTGTTGAACAAGCACTTGTACACATTGAAGTCATCGGTGAGAACATAGAAATCATCATCGAGAATGTTTGTGTCTTGGTCATCGTACTGGTCATAAACTGTACCAGTAGTCCAGTCGTAACGGTCGATAACATGAACAACATCGGTTGATTGAATACGCTTAGCCGCAATTGAATCTCTCCAAGGAATGAACTCAATATTTGCGGTAGAGTTGGTTGGTGTTGGTGGATTGAAGTCATCTGAGAATGGGCTTGTTCCACCAATGTATAGGTACATAATAGTGTTAGAAGCCTCAGAAAAAGCCTCTAGAAACTGTTCTGCGTTATGTACTCTAAACTTACTGGTTGCAATTGCTGGCATATTTTATCTCCTTAAAATAGGGTGTTTGGCAATCTCTTTTATTTATATGAAAAAACTACCTTTAGTTTCTGTTTATTTATACGAAATACTCTCGGTAAACCGATGCATCATTATAATTTTCTTCTGGATTCACATTAACTTCCAGATATTCGTTGTTTGCAATGCTTGAAATCAAGAATTTCTCTGTGAGCGTTATGAGTGTTCCACCTACAGTAAATGCGGTAGTGAATGATGTATTTGTACCAATGACTGAAGTGTTGCTTCCGCTTGCATTTGTGAATATATCAGTAGAGTAAGAATCAATTTGCTCTAACGACAATCTTCTGATTGCCAATCCAGCAAAAGATGGGTCGGTAAATGTGACCGTACCATCAATGAATACATTCTTGCTGATATTTAGATTGCTATATTCGTTCTCAAATGTGAGTGTGGCGATTGTTTGAATCTGCTCACTTGCAAAAGTAGCGAGTAACTCATCACCAAAAGGAGTAATATTTGCATTAAAGTCTGGTGAAGCATCTTCAAAACTATGGATTTCTATGTCATACGATGACAATGGAATTTCTCTAGTAAACGAAACGCCTGGACTTTCATTCAGCGTATTGGCTGCATAAGAAGCAATTGTTTCGCTTGCATAATTGACAATTGGCACATCAGCGTACTGATAGTAACTAATAGATTCTAGTTTACTGTGTGTGGTAGAAACATCTACCTTTTCACCGATTACATCAATTTCTACCGTCATTTCACGATTGGTCATCGTAAGCACTTCGGTATAAAATCTCATACGAGAATCTAGTGCATCAAGTTCAATAAAGTTGATAACTTCAATCGTTGTGTTCAGGCTAACTGCATTTCGATTGACAGAATCATTGAATGTGCTTGATGCAAACGATCTAATTAATTCATCCTCATAAACTTGAACATCTTCTTCTCCAATAACTGTTCTTGGATTTGGTGCAATATCTAGTTCAAATGTTTTTCTAAACGATGCAATAACATTTGTACCACTCTGAATTTCAATTTCTGTAGTATGAACACGATTGGTCATTGTATAGATTTCTGCGTAGAAAGCCATACGAAGGTCCATTGTTGCTGGAGTAATTTCAATTTCACGAATGTTGAAATCAGTAACACCAGCGAGAGAAACATCAATAACTGCTGGAGCAATCACATAGTTAATTGCAGTTTCTTGTGGTGCAATAGCCGCAATACTTACTTCAGTTTGAATCTCAATTTCTGTAGTGTGAACACGATTGGTCATTGTATAGATTTCACTATAGAATGCCATTCTCAAATCTGCATAAAGCGAGATTTGTCTTTCTGTATTTCCTAGGTGTTCAACTGTAGGAATAAAAAGTGATACAACCTGTGAACGCACAGGCTCAATATCAATTTCATAGAATGTTGATGGAACTTCTCTAGTAAATGAAATTCCTGGTGGATCATTGAATGCGGTGCTTGAATATGCCGAGATTGTTTGATCTGCAAAATCTGTTAATGGAACATCACCAAAACTGAAATAGTTTACGGTAACTGTTCTACCATGTCGTGTTGAAACATCAACTGGTCCAGAGAATACTTCTAACTCTACAGTCATCTCACGATTTGTCATTGTGAGAATTTCTGAATAGAATCTCATACGAGAATCAATAAATTGATAAATTTCAATTCGATAATCAATGTCAGTCTTAGACATTGATTGATATCTGTATGCAGTATCTAAGAAAGTTTTATTTGAATAATCTTCAACAGGATCAACATTACCAATTATTTCAGATGCAAGTGTAGCAATCTGAATGTCTTTAATTTGTTCTTTGAATGGTGCAGTAAATCCAGGTGGCACATCAATTTCAAGTTTCATTCTTGGAATTGGTGCAAGATCAAGTTCTGGTTGAATCTTAATTACTTCATAGATGTTTGGTATTGTAGCCGTGAGTGGTGGTACAAAATATCTGAGTGTCTTAACACGGCCAGTATTTTGTGGAATAACTCGTAGTGTGCTAAAGATGTTGTCTGGTCGAACATCAATTTCATAACTTGTGCCTTCAAAATTAATTGTAGCATCAATAACAGAAATACCAAGACCAAGAGTTGGCAGACGCAATCTATCAACGGCAATTCTAAATGGTTGTACACTAGCAATAACAGTAACAAGAGGAAGTTCAATATCAACCTCAACTCTTTGATATGTCCTTGCTGGGCTTAATGGTACAATAAATGTATCTCTGAAACTTGTACTTGCATATTCAGAAATTTGTTCTGAAGCAAGTTGTGAAATAAGAATGTCACCATAACGAAGTGTGTCTTGTGCAATTGAGAATATTTGAATAGTAACATCGCTGATTGCAGTTTCAAGAATTTGAACATCATTGTAGACAATTTCTGGAGAAACATCGATGTAAAGTTCTAGGCGATTGACAATCTCATCTACAAAAGAACGAATGAGTGGCACAGAAACAAATAGTGGTACTTCACTTTCAGTACCAAATGATGTTGATGGTACAACCTCGGCTTGAAGATCGGTTGAGACCAGTTCAATATCAATTTCAAGTCCTTGACGATCTGCTCTTTCTCGGAAGATTTGTTGTTCAAGTCCAGATTCATCTAAGAATGTGATTGTAGAGAAAGATGAAATTAAATCATTTTGCAATCTCTGAACAAATATATCGCCGTAGGTTGTTCCAATAAAGTCAAATGTCTTGACACGATCAATATCTACGGCAACATCAATGTTTTTTACAATCTCAATCTCTCGCACATTAAAGTCACGCACGGCAAGAGGTTGCTCCATGCGAATTGGTGCGATTTCAATTTGATATTCTCTATGTGTGTCAACAATGTTGCTGATACCAGAAAGAATGTAATCCAACTCTACTGGTATTGTTGGTATTGTTCCAGTTTGAATATCGCTGAATGTTGGGAATAGAGCAACATCAATGAAGAGATAAATTTTATTGGTAATTTCTCTAGTGAAATCAGCAGGAACACTAATACCTCTTTCAAATGCAATTTCACGAATACTTAAGTTTTTATCGTCAAACTTAGATGTGCGTGGTCCAACAAGTACTTGATCAATAACCTCAGGCGTGATTTCAACTTCACGAATGCTTCCAGAGTATGGTAGATTGACGCCAACAGGGTACAAAGAGAGGAAACTGCTGAGAGCAAGAGGTCTTGGTGTCTGATCGATCTGACTTCTAAATTCTGCCTGAAGACCAATGATGGATGTAATAACGATTTCACCAAAGAACTCAAGACCAGCCGGGTGAACAGTTTCTTTCACCAACTCTTTATAGGCATCAATAATCAGACCGCTTCGAATCACATACGAAAAGTCTTGATAGAAGAATGAGTCTTGAATAATCTTGAAGTTTACTTTACCATCATCGTTTGTAAAGAATCCACGATTGACATTTAAACCAGAAATGATTGCTTCAAGATTTGCATTGCCATCGCCAACTGTGGTTGCGCTAACATTCGCACTACTAAAGTTAATACCAGGATTTCGAATATCTATCTGACGAATTGAACCAATACCTACTGAGTTATTTGCAATGTCTACTGTGACATTAGCACTCACACCTTGAATGTTGTTGACTGTAAACGATGCATTGGCACCACTTACGGTATTCGCAGATTCAAGTGTAAGAACGGGAAGATTAGCAGAAGTATATCCACTACCTAAATTTGTTAGTTCAATTCGTAAGATTGGACCTATATTTGTCCAGTCTTCTGATTTGATTGCACTCTTAAGTCCGTTGACTTCTTGTTCTTGTAAAAGAACAAAGTCATCTTCAAACAAAAGATTGTCTTCACCATATGGTGCGGTATTACCAACAGATGCGACTTCACCGGCGGCATTAGTTCCAGCACCGCCCGTAAATGTGAGTGTCTCACCAACCGCATAGTTATTACCAGAATCGGTAATTGTAATCAGTCTTTCAGAAAGAAGACCAAGTGCTTGAATGGTTGTGTCTACAAGTGTAATATCTGGCGTTCTTTGATATCCAGAACCACGATTTGAAATTTGAATGTTGGTAGTGTCACCAACAACAAATGTATTGCTACCATCAGTTACGGTATATGTGTTTGCAATTGATGATACAATAATCGCAAGATTGTTTCCAGCAGTATCAGTATTGTCTATTGAGGCTCTTGTGTTTAGTCGATAACCATAGCCTGGTGTATTAACGATAATGCGATTGATTGGTCCTGTGCTGATTGAAGAAACTTCTGCGGTCGCTTCAGCACCATCACCAGTAATTGTAAGTTGATCACCTACTGAGTATCCAGAACCACCATCAATGATTCGAATATCACCAATGACACCAAAAACTTCGGTTGAAAGTCTTGGTTGTAAAACATCTGCAACAGTTTCGCCTGCTTCAAACTCACCAGAAACAAGTTTTAAGTTAAACTCTGCAAACTGAACACCACCAAGAAATGAAATCGAAATGTTAACAACAGTACCAACGGCACCTGATGTTTGACCACGAATTGTTTTATTCAGAAAGTCAAAAATCTCACCAACAGGAAAAGCATTTGTGTTTGTAGGAATAACACGAATCAGACTTGTCTTTTCAAACTTGCCATCTGATACACGAAGAATGTCATCGCCAGGAAAACGAATTTCGATGTTTTCATCAAAGAATGCTTTGAAAAGAAAACGATACGCCTCTTCAGTAGACTTTGATTGTAGAAGGTCACGAATGCGATTATAAAGTAATCTACGATCCGATTCAGATGTAGATGGATAACCTCGATTTAATTCATCTTTGAGAAGTTGAAAGAATTCGTCACCAGAAACATATTGACTGCGAGAATCTTTTAATCTTGCAGATTCACGAATCACATTGTCTTTAACATTAGCAACCGTTGCGGTTGCGCCAGATGTTGAGCCAGTAATTATTTCTGTAGAATCTAATGGCTTTTCCGTTGACATTACAACGATGATTTCGTTTGTACCAACAGAGAAAACAACGCCGGTGGCTTTACTGTCGGCACCAGTAATCACCTCACCTTTTACAAATGTTCCAGAAACACCTGTAAGGGTAAGTTTAGTACTCTGTAAAAACCTATAGTAATCCTTCAGAAATTGAAGGAAACTCTCATCACTTAAAGTGGGAAAGAGTGTGTCTAAACTGAGTGACGGATTTGAATCGCCTTTTGCCATCTTAATTATCTTCTAACTAAACTGATTTGTGTATCGTCTGTAATGTTGACTGTGATATCTTCGTCTTCGATGGTTAGAATTTGTCCTCTAAGTGGTAGAATGTCTAATTCAGATGGCACGGCAGTAATTCTAAGTGTGGTACCGCCGTCTGCAAATGAATCTGGTGCAAAGTTTGTAAGAATAATTTTTCCTGTAGCGTAATCAATTGTTCCAACATTCTGTGAAACACCAACAATGTCAGTACGAACAATTCGAAACACACGAATAAAACCGTTATTTTCTTCTAAGAAACAGTTTGGCAATCCCTGAAATGTAAATCCGTTTGTTGAAATCTGAGAGACAACACCATATGGGAATGTTGCTGGTCTACCTCTTGTAACTGAATTGATTGGGTTTGAAAAGTTAATTTCATATCGTGTACCAACACCCAACTGAATCGCAGTTTCTTTTCTCAAACGAATTGTCATTGTATTGTTGAGAATTGATCTCTCAGTATTGTCGATAAGTTTTGTCAGTTTAGAATATCTAAAGTATTTTGAAAACTGGTCTAGATCGTCATCGTTATATTTTTTAATTGTGTCAATCACTAATGATTTTAAACTCTCTCCAGTGATTGTTGTAAGTCTTGGATCGTATTTAACATTAGCGGTAACTGTAAGAAAGATAAATTCTGGATCAACAATTTCTGTTTGTACTGTAAGAATTTTCTTTGGCTTGATAACTGTATCAATAATCGCAGTCTTTTCAAACGCAGTAAGTGCGGTACCTGTTGTTGGTCGAATTGCAATGAATACACGACCATATTGTGGTGGGTCATTATCCTCACCACCCCATACTGCGGCAGAACCCACATTGGGTTGTCTCAGTATGAGTGCTAAGTAATCTTCGGCGGTTACTGTTCTATTTTGTGCAGTATAAAATTTTGGTGCATTGAAACGCACACGCTCAATCGATTCTCTCTCTTCACCACCTGATGCTGGTCCATCTGCCGTCCATGTGAGTGAAGTGACGCCACTTACTGTGGTAACAAGTGTTAGATTTGTAATTCCGTTACCACCGGCACCATCTGAAACAATGTAGTCGATGAATACAATGTTACCAGGGTCTAATGCACGACCAACAACATTGTCGCCAAAGAACAATTCAAACTTGCCATCTTCAACTTCTTCTAAGAAGTATGCAAGTGTTGTTCCTGTAACTTCAACCACATTGGCTGGATTAATGAACACTCTTGTTGTGGTATCGGATGCAGAGGTTTGCACACGAACTAGAATTGTCGATGTGTCTGCATTGGCGTTATTGATTAGAAATCTTTGGTCAGGATCATTTGCATTGACAACATATCTTTCTGTTGCAAAGCGACCTTGAATTAATTGAACATCTGTTTCTTGATATGTGCTACCTGTTGTATTGAAAAGCGTAACTGGTTCTGGTGTTAGAAATGCGTATGTGGTGCCATCAACTGTACCTTCAAATCTTGTGTATCTTGGCAAGTCAATAACTGTAGGTCCGCCTGTTGCAGTAGCAGTAATTGTACCAAAGATTCTTGCAGATGATCTTGATCTTGGTGTGTAGTTTAGACTTCTTGCCAGATTGACAACCGAATTTCTTCTTTGTGCAGTTGCAAGAAAGTTTTCTGTAGCGGCAAGATTTAGATATGTTGCATTGTAATAGGTATTGTATGCTAGAACATCTAGAAGAATGTTAATACCAGAAGCATCAAAGTTTACATCAAGAAATTGATCTTGTTGTTTAAGAAAAGATTTTAAATTGTCTTTGATGGTTTCAAAGTTTAACTCATCAACTCTTAGATTTGTAGGGGTCGCCATTTATCTTACTCTTGTAGTAACGGTTGTTTCGACTGTTTGAACTCTAGAGAAACCTGTCACACGATATGTAATTACCACTTTGATACCATTCTGTTCATCAAGTTTAGATTCAATTGTGATCAACTGAACTCTTGGCTCATGTTCTCTAATTGCTCTTGCAATTTCTTTATTGATTTCAATTTCTGTATCATAGTCTATTGTTTCGAACAAGTAACGATCTAAGTCTACGCCAAAGTTTGGTCGAAACGGTCTCGTTCCAATCTTTGTTCGGAGTAGATTGATAAGTGCCTTTTTAACTGCTTCTTCGTTTTTTGCCAGCGACAAATCATTTGTGACTGGATTCACACGAAAGATAAGCGGCACATCTTTAAAAAATACTTGTTCTGCCATGATTGATTATTTATTCTTTTGTTTCCGTAGTTTTGCTATCTTGTATCTCTTTTCTTCTTTCTTTTGCGGCTTTTGTGAATTCGGCAAGTGCTTTTCTTGCTCTCGTACCTGCGGCTTTGACGCCTTTATCGGTAAACTTCTCATTTTCTTTCAAGTATGTGTCAAACAAACTTACAAGTGTTTCGTGATTGGTCATGGTAATAATCCTTTAAAAAGTTGACATTCTATTGACATTCGACTAAAATAACTGTGTAGCCTTTCATTTAAGGTGTATTTGCCTCCGGTAATGTCTTTGCTACTTCAATCTGTTCATCCATCAATTTAATCTTTGATGTGAGAGAATAGGAACCACCATTTCCTGACACAATGATATCTCCAGTTCCCCCTCCTGCAATCAATTCAATGTTACCATTCGTGAACATTCGAATTGACGATGATCCTCTTTGAATATTTATGACCCCATTTGAACAAGCCGCCAACGAAATTGTGCTACAACCCATTGTCATGCTTGCATTGCTGGTTGTTGCCGTGTTGGCAACTCTCAGTTTAATCTGACCAGTCTGTCCATCGTCATCTAATGTGATAACTGGTCCTTTTTGATGCTTGATTGTAATGTCATTGTTTGCCGCCATCGTAAAAGTGTTTCGATTTTTGTGCGTTAGCGTAATCGATTCTGCTGAAGTGGCATCTTGAAAGTCAAGTGTATGACCTGATCTTGTAGTGATTGAAAAACTCTCTGCATTGACTGTGTTTGCAAAGTTTCTTTTTTCTTTTCTATAGCGACCAAACGAACCTGAACCGCTTGGTATGCCTGGCAGATATCCGAGAATGGCAGGCTCTTCGGCTTCATCGGCATCTAAGAAGAATCCAAAAACCCAATCGCCTAATTCTGGTCGACCATATGCATTTGGTATGTTTGTGGGCATAATTGTATACGCCCAAGGCAAATCGCTGGTGTCTAATCTACCAGAAGAATATTCAGGATGATAACCAAAGATGCGAACCTTCGCACGACCTAGTAGTAGATCGTCTCCAATATCTTCGACAACACCAATCCACCAAACAAAACCATCTTTACCAAGAAACATACTTAACCTTTATGTTTGAAATACTGAATTCTTCTTTCTTGTTCACGAAACCACTCATCAGATGGTTTGCCTTCGCCTTTGTAATAAACAAGAGGGCGTCCAGTCTTCTTTGAAACGATTGCCCATCGACCATCAACTTGCTTGAGTGTCTCAAGTATCTCTGGTCCGTAAACATCTTCTTCCCACTCTTCAATTGAAGCAGGTGTAGATATGTATTGCTTGAATCTTTTCATAGTTTGTCCAATTCTGAGGTATCTAATGCGTCTTCTGGAACATTATCTTTGATCCAAGCATACAATTGTTTTTTCACCTCAGCATCATTTGTAATTGACTTACCTGGTTTCTTCAATGTAAGGTAAGTAAAGTTGCCTACAACTTTTCTACCTTTGATATCTTTGTAGTGTTCGCCTGTTTTCGGATCAACAATGAACATTGTATTCTGTGGATTGTTGAGAACAACATAAATGCCGCCATCAACTTCTCTTGGAAAACCTGTACGAACAAGTGTGACAACTGTTTTTGCCGCACCACGATGCGTTTTCAATAAAATATCTTGTGGTACAACTCTTGATCTTTTTGCGTTGTTTTGAATTGCAATCTCATAGTTTGTAAGAACCCAAGTCACATGAATATCTTTTGCTTGATAGCCAACCTTAAGTAACATTGGTATGTAAGTGTTCATGTCATCCATGTCAGCAAAGGTTGTATCAAAAAGAATGTTTGGTAGAGTACCTTCTTTTGCATTGTCGAGAATCAAATCAAGCGTTTTGTTTTTTGCACCTGTTGCACGAACAAGGATGTGAAGCAAGTAAACATGTGTAGGATTTCTAAGATCAAGGCGACTGAGTTTAATGTCTTTGTCAGTCATCTCTTTTTGAACGAGGTCTCTATCATTTGGGCTTAGTTTATCGCCATATTTGTCAAGCAACTGTTGCGTAGTAAATTTATCTAAGCGACTGAGTTTTTGAAAGGCAAGTTTCAATTCGTCAACATCACGAACCTTGAACTTGTCACCTTCCATAAAGTTATTGATAGCAAACCCTTTGCCTGAACCAGCACCACCTGCAAGAAAAACAATCTGCCCGTATCTCTTACCATTGCTATACATGATAAGTTTTTCTAACAAAGGCTGATAGGCTTCGTAGTCTGTTCTTTGTACATATTCTGAGAAAGAAAGTTTCATCAGTTATCCTTTTATGCTATTTCTTCTGCCGCAGAGAATCTTTCGACAAGTGTATCAATGTCGAATCTGAGTGATCCACGACTTAATTCTAAAGTTTTAGTATATGATTTAGGGGTTAAAAAATGTTTTGTTGCAGTTACCATGTACTTGCCAGAATAAACTTGATCTTCATGTGGTACCGGGCTTTCATATCGAATTGTTTTTGATGCTTGACTTGGTATGCTTAACTCAATTAAATTGCCCACACCAATTTTATTTGTTGCACCAGAAATTTGAACGGTAACTCTGATGCCACTATTTAAAACAGAACCATAAGTGTCGAACTTCAACCATTGATTCTTGTTTGTAATTGTGTCGTTTCTTGGTCTTACGATCAATCTCTCAATTGTTGTTGTATCGTAATCTGTAAAAATATTATTGCGGTCAACAAATCTGTTGTTATAGATTGTTTTTAGATTGTCTTCAGATTCATTGAGATAATCTAACTTAGTGTCTGTATAATTTTGATTGATTAAGTCTAGTGTGCGAATTCGTGAATTGTAGAATCCTGATTTTGTAAATGCCATGTGGTCAAAGTTTTGTTCTAATCTCACATAGAAGGTTGAAACATTTGATTCGCTTTCGTTTTCATCAATGTAGTTGACTTTACTTGTGTTTGGTTCATAAGTAATTTTTGGTATTGAATTGTTCTCTGTCCAAAATTCTTTAAGTGTATTAAATCCAATGAATGCGTGGGTAAAGTTTTCTGTTGGATTTTTCGCAAAGCGTTCAAAGAAAAGAAAATAGTCACCATCTACACATGCTCTTTTGGCTAACATGTTAATTGCGTCTAATGGTCTTTTGCCTGGGCATACAAATGCATTGTTCAAAAAGATATTGCTATTGTGAACGGCAATGTTGTTAGTGTCGCCAATTTCAGAGAAGAGTTTTTGTACGATGCTTACTAGATTTCGATCTGAACCAAAACTCTTGAAGACTTTTTTCTTCATCGAATTGATAGATGATCTTGATGTAAAGAATAGATCATATGTTCTAAAATTGTTTTGTGTGAAAACAATTGGCGATAACTTTGTGACAATTAAATCGTCACGGCTAAGAATAATTTCGTTTTGACCATTTGGTTTTAACGCACGAATGGCAATCTCTTCGCCACCTGTGATAATGAATTTCTCAATACCACCAACATAGTCTTTGATGCGAATTCTACCTTCAATCGAATATTTGAAAACATCTTCAAAGACTTCTATCTCAGTAAAAACATTGCCAAGTTCAACAATTTGATTGTTTTTTAATTTGATACGCAAAGTGTCAAGCGTGTATGTGCCTTGAAAATGCACTCCAGTTTGTTGTTGTGGAATGTAATCTTCACTATTGAAAGATTCACTATCAGGAAAGTTTAAAAGGCTCATCTTTGTGTCAACAATTCTTGTAAGTCGCTCTCAAAACGAACAATGTATGGAAGTTCTAGCACACGAATACGAGACTTTTCGTCATTCAAACGAGTTTCATATTCGTAAAAAGTTTCTCTAAACTTTCTTGCGCCTGGTAATGTCTGCCAATATTCTTCGCTTACAATGTCTCCATCTGCGGTATAGTAATATTTGTATCCAGTTCTTGCGGCAGAAACACTTCCATACTTTTCGATGATGTAGTTTTCAAATGTCTTATCATCTTTTGGCCATTGATCATAAACACTTTCGATATTATTAACCATCAATAGAATGTACTCATAGTATGGAGTGCCATAGAGAAGATTTGAAACGGCATCTGGTCGATCACCATTCTGTACTGTATATGGTTGAATTGCAATCGCATTGTAATTTTTAAGTGCCTGCTTAATTTTAGCAGAAATCGTAATGTCAACTACTTTTAGTTCCGTAAACGGATCGATCTGATATTTGATCTTTGGATAAAAAGAATATAGTGCCATGGCTTATATGATCTTTCTTCCTGAGTTAGCATCGGACTTAGCATCACCAAGAGTGCGGACAGTCACTTCAGACAATTGAAGCGTCATTGTACTTTCTGTTGGAATACCATCTTCAAAGAATGTCATCTTTTGTCCACCATAATCAACTGCAACAGATTCAATCGCACAAAGTTTACTTTCAAAAAGTGTCTGTGCGCCTTGGGGTGAATTGAATTCAATGCTGAATGCAGTTAGATGTGGATAACCAAAAGTAAATGATTGAAGTGTGCCTGTGACACCACCAAGTGTGACTGATCTATTCTGGGCTGAAGGTGACGATGCAACCTTAAATGTATTTAAAATCTTAACAATGTTTTGTGCTTCAGTCTGACTTCTTGGTCTAAATGTGACCGGCACTTGATATCGTCTAAACTGAGGACCTTTGTAGAGCAATTGTGCGTATGGATTGACTGCGGCTCTTCCAGTAAACTCAGCCTGTGAAATTGAATTCAAACCACCAGATGTAAGAAAGCCAGTCGCACCAGCAAGCGATTTTTGAAGTGCATACAAAAATGCTTCTGCGGCAGTTGCACCATATTTAAGTAGACCTTCTGCACCACCTTCAGTAACTTGTGTCGCAGTTAAGTCTCCGCCTGCTTGTTCGCCTACATTTTCTGCGCCTGCTTCAGTATAAAGTTGTGCCGCTAAGTTTTCCATACCGGCACCAAAGATTGCTTCGGTTCTACTGTACTCTGAAAAACTCGACACATTGAAATTGTTTGGTACACGCATTTTAACTGTTGGTGCACCAGAAATAAATCCACCGAAAGCATCATAAAATTTAAATGTCATTCTTGGAACATAGAAACCATCTTGTTGATCACCTGATGGATATGAGTATGTGCCACTTAAACCAGAATCAGCATATCTTCCCACAATCTGTAGAGAAGTTCCACCAAACGCACTTCTATCGCTTGCCGTTTGAGCAAAATCTGATGTTAATTCGAATGTTGTTAATGCCATCTAAATATCCTTGAGAGGTTGTTTTCATCTATTTATAATTCACTATGGCATACAAAGGCAAATACAAACCAATTAACCCACAAAAGTACAAGGGCGATCCAACTAAAATCATTTACCGCAGTCTGCTTGAACGCAGATTCATGGTGTGGTGTGATATGAATTCGTCTGTACTAGAATGGAACTCTGAAGAGGTAGTCATACCATACAAATCCCCAATTGATACCAAATATCATCGCTATTTTGTCGATTTTTGGGTACGATATCGTGACAAGAATGGCAATTTAAAAGCATGTCTGATTGAAGTCAAGCCTCACATTCAAACGATGGAACCAAAAAAGAAAGAAGGTTCAGCAAAGCCAACTCGCAGATATCTCAATGAAGTCATGACATGGGGCGTCAATCAAGCAAAATGGAAAGCGGCAACAGAGTACTGTAAAGATAGAAATTGGGAATTTAAGATACTTACAGAGAAACATTTGACATAAATATATGTATTCAATAACAGGAATACTATGTTACTTTTTAAAGAAATCATCTATCAAGGCGTAAACGCTGGTCAATTGCCTGCGAGAACTTCGGCTGCCCGAAACTGGTACAGAGATGCGGCAGAACAAATCTCTGCGCCCAATCGTTTGACGCCTTCAAAGGTTGTTCGATCTTTTCAACAGAAACGCAAAGTTGGAGAGATGACACCTGGCTACATGTATTTGTTTAAGTACGATCCAAAAGGCAAAGCAGATTTGCCATACTACGATACTTTTCCTTTGATTTTTCCTATCGAAAGATACTCTGACGGATTCTTAGGCATCAACTTTCACTACTTGCCACATCCACTCAGAGCAAAACTCATGGATGCAATTTACACTACAACAACAGACAAAAATTATGATGAAAATACAAGAGTGAAGATATCTTACAGTATTCTCGCCAGAGCGGCTAAATATAAAGCATTCAAGCCAACTGTAAAGAGATATTTAAATTCTCAGGTTCGTTCACCATTTTTAGAGATAACATCGATTGAATGGGATATTGCATTGTTCTTGCCACTAGAAAAATTTAAACGGTCTGACAAAGAATCAATTTGGGCAGACAGTAGAAGGTTAATCAAGTAATGTTTAGTATAACATCATTCAAAAACAATGTCAAGGTTGTACGACCTAATTTATTCTTTGCAGAAGTAACATTGCCACCAACAATTGCTACTGCGGCTGGAGTAAATAACTTCAATCAAACCTTTCGCTTCCGTTGTCAAGCGACAGAGTTTCCAGGAAGAACACTTGCGACTAATGATGACATTTCATTTGGTCCAACAACAAAGTTTGCATACGATACAACATACAATGACCTCAATCTACAGATTATTGCATCTGAAGATATGGCTGAAAGAAAAGTTTTTGAAACTTGGATGGACAATATCGTTACAAAGCCTGGACTAAATGCAGGAACTTTTAGAGCCACCGGCGGTCTTGCAACTGGAGGTTTTGTTCGATATTACAATGACTATGCACAAGGAGGCAAAGTAACAATTTATCAGGTTAACGATCAGCGTGTGCAACTTGCTAAGTGCGATCTCAATGGTGCTTTTCCAATCGGTATTGGACCAATGAACCTTACTTGGGAAGAGTTTGATAGTTACCAAAGATTTAGCGTCACAATTGCATATAGATATCATGTTAATGACTTTACGCAGAGAACACTTTCTGCAATCACATAATTAAGGAGAAACATTATGGCTTTAC